AACATTTGAATACAATGAGTTTACGAACGAATACGTTGAAACACCAAACTTTTTAGCAGGCAATAAAGTAAAAGGTTCTATTAGAATAGCACCGGGTATTAATACGGCAGGCACAGATGGTTTATTCCTTAACGGTGTTATCATTGATGCAACAGTAAACAAAACAATTATCAAAACCGAAATTATTGATTATAAGGGAACGGTCAAAGAGTATATTGGCGAAAGTGATATGTCAATAACCATACGCGGATATGTGGCAACGCAAAACCCCGACCAATACCCCGATGACGATGCAAGATTGATTAAAAGCTATGCAAGTGCGCCAGTGCCTTTAAAAGTTGTAAATTCGTTTCTTAATGACATTTTAGGAGTAAATCAAATCGTTGTTGAAAGTTGCCAATTATCGCAACAACAAGGACTTCGCAATGTGCAATACTTTCAATGGACTTGCGTGAGTGATATAGATTTTACAATTTCTAAAACAACTAAAGATGTTTAGAATTGTTTGCCGAGTGATAGTTGAACAACAAGGTGATGGGCGCAGTGATACGTTCACATTTTCTGCGGTAAACAAAGTTACTGTTTCGCGTTCATTCGACAAGCAAACACAAACGGCATCAGTAACATTACCGAGAAATGTAACGTACGATAAAAAAAACATTTATGAGGGTGCAAATGCACTTATGCGCAGAGGCGATAAGATTAAAATTATTGCGGCTTATTACCCAAACGAAACCGTAATATTCACAGGATACATTTCAAAGATTAACAACAACGTGCCGATTGAAATATTGTGCGAGGATGAAATGTTTTTATTGAAGCAGGCTATTGCACCAAACCTATCATACAAAAGCGTTGATTTAAACACTTTTATCGGTAAGATGTTGACTAATACCAATGTGCCTTACAAAGTTGATTTAACCGCACAATTAGGGCAAATTAGACTACAAGAAGTAAGTGTTGGTAAAGTGCTGCAAGTGTTACGCGACCAATACGGTTTATTTTCGTTTTTCGTTAATGGTGTGCTTCGTGTTGGATTGCCGTTTTATAAAGATGAAGCTATGAAAGCGGTTTTCTTATTTGAAAAAATGGTTAAAGAGGGCATGGGTTTAACCTACTTAAAAAAGGATGACGTTAAAGTTTTGGTCAAAGGTATATTAGTAAACAATGGAGTATTTGAGGAGCCTGTAATCTATCCAAAAGGAGCAACAGATGGCGATGTTAGAACGGTGTTTCAGTTAGGTGGCACAAAGGCAGATTTAGATGCTAAATGTAATTCGTTTTTAGAGCAGTCTAATTACACTGGTTATTATGGCAACTTTAAAACATTTTTAGAGCCGTTAGTTGTGCCGGGTGATTATGCAGTGATTGATAGTTGGAAGTACCCCGAGCGTAAAGGCAAATACTTAATAAAATCAGTTATAACAGAAGTAAGCACATCGGAGGGCGGTAAACAGACAATCGAATTAGAACGTAGAATAGCATAATATGAGCGTACAAGTAACGGATATAAGACAAGCAATTCAATCATTAAGCGGTTTAAATGACTTGCAATATGAGGGTGTATTGTGCAAGGTGAGCGACATTGATTTGGCTACGTTCACTTGCACTTGCACCCCGACCAATGGCGATGCTGAATTCTACGATGTGCTATTGAATGCCGATGCTGAAAAAGGATTTACGTTAAGTCCTGCAAATGGCAGTTTAGTTATTGCACAACAAACATCGCAAGCAACTGCATACGTTTCAATGGTCAGTAAAGTTGACCAAGTGTATATTGCTGGCGATGCGAATGGTGGGTTGGTAAAGGTGCAAGTGTTGAACGCGGCATTGAATAACTTACAAACCGAGATTAATACGTTGAAAGCATTAACAGGCACTGCAATAGCAGTTTATTCGGGCATATTAGATAGCGGTGTAAGTGCTGCTACATTCAACGCGGCAGTTTTGCCACAAATAAATATTTCACAAATAGAAAACACAACTGTTAAACATGGCAACGGCTAAAGACTTCTTACAAAATAGCGATGGAGATGCGCTAATAATGAACAACGATTTTGTTATCGGTGCAAGTGATGAAGACCATATTGTTGACATTATTAATTCTACGCAAGGCGATTGGAAAGAGTACATCTTTTGCGGTGTTGGTATTGATAATTACCTGAATAGTTCGGGCGCACAATTGCAACTAAAAAAACAAATATTATTACAATTAGCGCAGGATGGATTCAGTTCAATAACCGTTAACTTTAGTGATACTAATAGTTCAAATTTCGATGTCGATGCTATACGTAGTTAAGAACGGACAAGGGATTTATGATGTTGCTATAATCGTTTATGGCGATGCGCAATATTCTGTAAAATTATGCAGTGATAATGACCTAACAATAACCGATTCGATTGAGGGCCTTACACTGACTTTTGACCCATCAATCAAACGAAATGTTGATGCAGCAGCGATAAGGCAACAGAACACACCAAAACAACCCGACAAGACCTATTACATTAGACAAACGCAATCCGTTTATGATTTAGCGTTGCAGTTTGGTTATGGCCTTAACAGAGTGGCAGAATTTTGTCAACTTACTGGTTTAGATATTACTTCAATTTCGGTCGGCGGTAGTGAAATTCAAGTTACTAAAATACCTAATAACATTCCATTTAACACTATATTTGCAACTCAAAGCGGAAGTGAAACATTAGCAGTGTCTTACTTTATTTTGTTAGAGGATGGCTTTTATTTATTGCAGGAAAATGGATCTAAAATACAATTATAATGGCAGATGAAAAAATAAGTGCGTTACCAAGCGCGGGCGCATTAGCAGGCACAGAGCCTTTGCCGATAGTGCAAGGTGGCAATACGGTTAAAACAACGGTGCAGGATATAGCTAATTTAGCTGGAGGTGGAGCTTCTTTAGATTTGGAAGTAAACGGAACACCAAATGTAGACCAAACACTTTTAAACTTAATTGAGGGTGTAAACATTGATATAGCAGACAATGGAACAGGAGGTGTCACGATAACCTCATTAGCCGATAGATATAAGACAACATCAGTTACAAGCAATACAATTACCAACGGTGCTAAAACATTCACAGTTGGTGCTAACTTGGCTTACATTCCATTACAAGAGGTGTTGATAGTTAATGACCCAACACACCACATGCACGCAACTGTTACATCTTATAGTGGCACTACGCTTGTTGTTGATGTGAAAACACACACAGGAAGCGGAACTTTTATAGTGTGGGTTATAAACCTCGATGGTGTGCCTGTTGATGCAATAACTGGTGTTGGAACGGCAAACGAAATAGCTTACTTTACAGGCGGTCAAGTGATAGCATCGTTGCCAGTAGCAACATATCCATCGTTAACTGAATTAAGTTATGTTAAGGGTGTAACAAGTGCTATTCAAACGCAGATAGATAATATCTTTGATGACAACGATTACCTATTAGTATATTCATTCAAATCAACTTATAATTATTAAAACTATGGCAAGTATTAAAATGACATCAGAAAACTTTGACACTATTTTAGAAGATATGTCAACTGGAAAAGGAACTGCAAGAACAGACATCTATTATTTCTCGCAAGGAGAATTTAACGAAAGCGATATTAAGCAAATGGCTTGGAAAAAAAATATAATTATAGCAATTCAAAATGTTGATACATTTGTATCAAAATTAACTTTTATAGACAACCTTTTAAACTAAAATATTATGGCATTATCAGCAGGTCAAATTCCAATAGTCGCAAATGTTGTAAAAAGCGGTATTGGTGTATTAACAGGAACAACAATCGGCACATTAGGTAGCAATACCAATGGAGTTACAATTTATACAGCAGGCGCAAGTGGCGGCAGAGTTTTATCACTTATGTCATCAACAGATGATACCGTTACATCTAACTTATTTCTCTACATTTTAAGAGGCGCAACGGTTGTGCCTATTGGAATGGTTAATGTTCCTTTGTCAAGCGGTAATACAAATGCAGCACGATTTCCAGTTGATTTTTTAAATGGAACTAACTTGCCAGGATTGCCTATTGATAACACAGGCAGACAATACATTCCATTGATAGCAAATGATGTATTAAGAGCCACAACATTAGCGAATTTAACTGCGGCTAAATCTGTTTGGGTAACTGCTCATTGCGCTGATTATCAATAATGGATTTAGGATTAGGGCAAGGCATTTATTCAAGTAACACCATTGGGGCTAATAATGGCGCAAACAATGGCATTATTAATGGCAATGCAAATGGTATTTATAATGAATTAAGCCAATATGGTATGGTTCGCGATGGGCTTTTACTAAATGTAGATGCGGGTATAAGGTCATCATATATTGGGAGTGGATTAACGTGGAATGATTTAACACCTAACGCAATCAACGGAACATTGTTAGCATCAACAATGAGATACAGTAGTTTAAACAGAGGTAGTATTGTTTTTAATGGAATAAACGATAATTATATTACTTGCCCAGTTAATAGCTCGTTAAATTTTATTAATGCCCCATTTAGTAGTAATGTTTGGTGCAAAATAAATTCGTTTTCAACTGCTTTTGAGTTATTTAATAAAGGCGATAATGGCACTGGGGGATTGGAATCATATAGAGCAGCAGTTAATACAACCACTGGAACATATTTAATCAGTCTATACGACACATCTGGGTTAAATCAATCAGTTGCCACCACCGTTGCAAGTGTCCCCTTAAATAGGTGGGTAAACCTATGCCATACCTATTCAGGAAGCGGTGGCAATGCGGGGTTAATACTTTATATCAATGGAGTGCCACAAGCAATGACACTTTCGAGTTCTGGTGCATTTGTTCAAATGAGAAATCAAGCAACTAATTTATGGCTTGGTTCATTCGGTAGTATTGGTGCATTTAGGAGCGTAAGAAGCAATGGAGAATATGGTATGTTTCAAATTTATAACACACAATTGACACAAGCACAAGTTTTACAAAATTACAACTCACAAAAGAAAAGATTTAATTTATAATTTTATGATACATCAAGACCAACCCGACAATAGCATATTAGTAATCATTACATCGGTCATCATTCAAGCAGGGGTGTGGACATCTGATTGGTTTGGGAATATGAATTTAGTAGGTATCTATGACACCATCTATGATTTAGCCAAGTTAGGAGCATTGATAGTTTCGATGTGGGCTTCTTATCGTGTGGCAAAGAAAAACAAGAACAATGAGCAATGAGGATGCTGCAAACATTCCTCCTCTAATTACAGTTGGCGCACTTGTGATTGCATTTATATTGCTGATGTTGTATCAATATCGGCTTCAAGTTAAAATGGTGGCAATATCATTTAAAATGAGTGTGATTGCGTTGTTGGTTATGCTTGGTATAATTGATGATAAATAACAAAGCCCTCACATTTCTGAAAGGGCTTCGACCTTATAACTTAACTAACATTGAACAGGGCAAAGATAGTAATTTAAAATAAACTTCCTTGCGATTGTTTTGATTTTTCAATAATATTTCTTGCAGTATTAAATATAGTTAACCCTGCTTCGTAATCAACAAGGTTTCTGGCGATTTTATCTCTCCTTTGTTCGCCTTTGTATTTGTAAAAATCGTAATCGTGAAATTTGCATAATACATCAACTTCATTTTTTGCTTTGCTTATTATCCCATTGCCTTCACTTCTTTCTCCAATATCATTTGGTAAATTAAAGTTTGTCCAATATAAATGTCTACCTCGTTTTTTTGCATTAATCAATGGCTCATAAAAAGGGATTACGTTTTCAACTACATATTTACCTTCAAAGTAATTATCCAATAAAACAACTTCTTCATAAAGTTTAAAGTCCGGGTAAACTGCATCGCAATTCTCTCTATTCTTTTGGCTAAATCTTACTCTTGAATGAGAAGGACAAGGTGGCGAACTCCAAATAAAATCAAACTCTTTATAATGGTCAAGCAAATATTGATGTGCATCTGCTACAATTACTTTATCATTTGGGAATCGTTCTTGGTATAACCTTGCAAGTTCGGGGTCAAGTTCAACCGCAGTTACTTCGCAATCAGTCCACTTGTAACGATTACCGCCTAAACAAGCATACAAATTTAATACTTTATACATTTTCTCTCAATTAAAAAAGCCCCAATCAATGCGAGTAGGAGGTCGCACCAATCAAGGCTTCTGTTAAAATTTCGTTTCGTTGCTCCTACACAACGAGGGCAAAGATAGTAAATTATTTCAAACCCACAACTAACCACAAAATAAACATTGCACCGCCAACACACCACGCTGCGACTTTACCTTTGCGTTCGTGTTTCGTTTCTTGCTTACTTACCGCTAACAGAGTACTATCGGTTACGTTTTCCGCCTTGTAAGCAACTATTAAAGAATCCTTAATAGTTGAAACATCAACACAACTTTGATAGGCAGTAAACAAGGCAGCATAACTGCTATCCTTAACATTGATAATATCATCACACAGAACAAAGACCGTATCGCACTCTTTTGGCAACCTATCACGCAGTTTCTTAAGCAATGCTATGTTAGTGTTGCTCAAAGATATTTCACGCTTTCTAATGCTATCTTTTGCGTTATTAGCACTTTGCAATCTTATGTTAGCTGCTTGCAACTGATTCAGCAAAATAGCTTGTTCGATGCCAAATTGTTTTTTCATCATTTCGGCTTCGGTCTTGTAATCAAATGGGATAGTTTTCGGTTTGTCTTTGGCGCAATGATTTAAACCGATTACTAATATTAAGCATAGGACTGCGAATGTGATAAGTTGGTGGTGTGGTTTCATATTGTTATTGTTAACACCCATCCCCATCAAGTAAAGGAGCAGTCGTTGGTGTTTCGGTTGTGAATTTAGTTAAAAACTTGGTATTAATAAGCAAGAATGTTGCAGCCAAACCGCCCCAAAATGCTTGTTTTAAAGTGATAAGACCTTGCGTTTCGGCAAGTGCTAACGATGTTTGAATAAAGGGTAGCAGAACGTAAATTAAATAGTCTGCAATCTTCTTTAGTTGCTTGTTATCGGGGGCGTTGTATTTTTGTTTTAGTTTCATAGTGTTTGTTTGTTGTGTATGCGAGTAAATGTAGCGCGTATGAGGTAGTTGGCGGCAATTACTCCCAGAACTTCCACCATCGTTTTTTAACTTCTACGACATTTATTCCAATTTCAATTTGTTGCAATTTATCCAATTCAGCTTTTAATTTTTCTGCTGCTTTAGTTGCTTTCTCAATTTGTTTTGTAGCTGTCTTTGAGTTGACAACAATTTTCATTTCCATATTTGCGTTTGCCATAATGTAACTTCCGCCAATATTAAATTTAAGCAAGTGGGCGGAAACATCCTGCGTAACTTGTGGGTTCATCGCATTGCCCACCTGCGTAAATTACTGTCGTTAGCGGTAATAACTACCAGTTCTCTACATCAGATAAATCAATTTCCGTTTTGGTCAAATGTGACACTACTTTTACACTTGTACCCATTCCATAAGGAGTAAACACATAGTCGTAATGTCCGTATTCGCCAAATATTTCTTTGATTTTATCTTGCCAGTTTTTTAATTTTTTTTCTTGGTCTTCTTCTAATTTAAAATTTCTCATATCAGTTCGTTATTAACCATTCAAATTTACCTTTTATATTCCATTCGACCAAAGGCATAATCAAATCATTTTTATCCTTGCGCCTAAAATATACGTGGTCAATCTTTCGACCACCTATTGCAATGAAGTCTATTTTGACAAATGTGATAACCTCTGTGCCATTAGTGTAGCGTGTGCCTCGTGTCATATAGTTCTTGTATAAAGTTTATTGTAAATAGGTTTATTGTACTTTATAGCCCATGATACAGATGAATTATGTACACCAGTTTTACGTTTAAATTCAAGTCCACTTTCGTAATAGTTTAATAAGTTTCCTTCTAAATCTAATTCATAAAAACCCTTGCTTCTATTATGGTTTTTACCAAATTTTCCTTCCATTGATGGTGGTTTTGGATTTCCTAAAACTCTTATAGAATGAATTTGATTTTCAGCAAATGTACACCACTCTAAATTTTCAATTCTATTATCAGTTTTTATTCCATTAATATGATTAACAACTTTTTTATTTTGCGGATTTGGTATAAAATTAATAGCAACAAGTCTGTGAACTAAAAAATATTTTGCAAATCCATTTTTACATAAACAAACTTGAAAATAAGCTTTTCCAGAAGCAGATTTACCTGGCTTTAATGCATGCATATTTTTATTGTAAACAATGCCATCTTGA